GACGGTGACCAGTTGGTAATTGCATGAATGGAATAAACGATGATGATCCCAATACAACAATCTGATGAAAGGACTTGTGGTTCAATTTCAGAATGTTCTGCTCGAGGAACTTTTGGTAATCACGAGCATTAGATGATTGGTTCACCATATTACCATTTTGGTAGATTTCAAACTTACCCGGTTTAATCCCTCTTGCTACTTTAAATTTATGAGTACCAATGGAAAATTCTACTTCAACAACACAATTCTTGTTGTTGATACTATTTACTAATTGTGGTTTATTAATATCGCGGTGCGGTTTGCCAAACAAAGCAAATGAAATAGCGTCAAGTAAGGTAGACTTACCTGCGCCATTTTGACCAACGATTAGAGTTGAAGGCGATTTATCTAGTTGGATTTCAGTAAACTTATCACCCGTAGATAAGAAGTTACGCCAACGCACCTTTTCAAATGTTATCATACTAATTCCATATTTTGAGCCTCAACGTATAATCCACGCATAAGAGACTTGATCTTATCTTTGTCTAAATCTGTATCTACATTATCGACATAGCCATCTAAAAGTTCGGTAGTATCTTCAACAGAGATACCTTCATCGCCTACGTTCATACCCACAAACTCGTCGAATGTTTCGGCAATTTTGAGATCATGAACTCCAAGCTGATTAATACGATCTACGAATCTATCAAAGATAAATGGATCGTCTTTTTTGACTACCACCACTTTGATAAACTTATCTTTTAGATTGCTTATATCATAACTATTATAATCTATTTTCGAGTCATCGTAAAGGACTTTTTCGAAAATATTAATAGTGTTTAGAACCGGAGTCATTTCTCTTGTTTCAGTATCAAAGACGTGAAAGTACTTTGGATCATGAGCATCAGCCCAAGTAAACTCCATTTGAGATCCTAAGTAATAGATATTCCCTTGATTTGATTTAGTATGGAAATGCCCAGACCAAACCTGCTCAAACTTTTGAAATATTTCAGTTCCCATACCATGAGTATTTTTAACACCACGCATCATATCAAAACCAACCAATTCTAAGTGAGCACCTAGAAAATCAGCTTTACAGTTTTTGATAAAATCGATCGATTCATTATAGTTCTCATTATTGATCCAAGGTAGTAATGCAATCTTACAACCATCATAATCCATAACACGAGGTTCCATAATGATATTGACTTCATTCATATAATGGCCAAGTAGTTCTTTAAGAGAACATAGCTCGTTAGTATTCTTATAGAACACATCATGGTTACCTGGAATAATATCCATAGTAATACCATCTTTACGAAGACGTTCTAAGAAGCAATCACGATTATCATTTAGTGCTTTGAAGTTAATAAACTTGCGATGATCGTAATAGTCTCCAAGGTGAACGATTTGCTTTATGCCATTTTTATTTAGATATGGAAAAAATACTTCATTATAAAATTTACGTTGATACTCAATAAAAATATCAGACGAATTGCGAATACCACAATGGGTATCATTCAATATTGCGATTTTCATATAATTATCCCATGAAAAGTTCAAGACCCTTTTCAGCCTTCTTCTTTTCCTTTGCCTTTTCTTCCTTTGCGAATTCTTTAATTTTAGTATCGTGATCTCTTACTTTATCGATACGATCTCTAAGTTCATCAACAAACATACGTTCCACTTCATGAGCTTCACCAGACATTGATGGGTCATAATGGATAAAATCTTCTAATCCAGCAGATTCAATATATTTAAATTTAACATCCTGCTGTTTCTTTTCTTTAGCAATTCTACGTAAAAACGCGTAATAGCAAATTTGAGTAAAGTAAGCAAAAGCATTTGGGTTACCCGTACGAGTTGCAGCTTCAATATTATAATTATGGATTGCTTTCAAACAGTTTTCAACTGCGTCCATTACCATTTCCTCACGGTAAGTATACCGAATGAAGTTTGCCTTGTGGGATAATCCTTGTGCGATCTTAAGGAAACAATCAGCAATATAATTGGTTACCTTAGGTCTTTCTTTCTCTTTGCTATCAGCCTCTTCACATAGCCGCACGTAATCAACAACTGCATAGGAAAATTCCTTATTGTTGACGTAATGTGGTTTTTGTTTAGGTTTTAGCTTTTCACTCATATAACACTCCTAGTGCAATTATATAGATTATTATACACCATAATTAATCAAAAGTAAACACTTTTATGCAGTTATTTTTGCATTTTTTTACATTTTTTTACACTTTAGGGGTTTACAGATTGACAAAAGTATGGTATAATTAATAGTCCTCGGGGAGAGGGGAGGTATACTACTTTTAATGAAGAGTCTTTTTAGCAATATGAGTGATTTCAAAATCCTCATCATATTCTTCTTCATATTCCTCTAGTTCATTGAATTCTATTCTATCATCAGGTGCATTTAAACAGAATTCAATATAAGTCTGTTTCATTGAATCAATAACATCTGATTGTGCTACTACATGACTCATAGAAAATGCCACAATATTATTTTTAGCTGTAGGCATATAATCTGACAAGTATAAGTCAGCACCAGTAAGATTAATTTTTACTGGTCTTTCTAGATATAGTACACCAAGATTTTGTTTAACACCTGCAATAAGTCCTACAACTTCATCGCCTGATACTAACTTAAAATGCTTAATATCTAAATCAGTAAATTCTGTTTTTTTATCCTCTGCCATAAGTATATTTATTATATGTCTATTTCATAGATTTTGTATTTAAATTTTTCTTTGGTATAGATCTTAATTCTTTCAGCGGCGTGATTGAGTGTGAAATTTTTACGGGACTTCCAATGCAAATCATCTGCGAGGTCATATAGTTTTGTTTTTCTGCCATCTTCGGATTTTCTAAGACCACGACCGATTGACTGGAGAATCCTAATTTGGGACTTTGATGGGCTAGCGAATATGATGTTGTGGAGATTCCTAATATTGATGCCAGTACTAAAGGTGCCGAGAGACGCAACAATGATTGCGTTCTTTTGGGTTTCTGTAATTCTTCTAATTTCTTCACGAGTATCTACTCCTGTTTCACCAGACACATAGAATATTTTACGTCTTTTATGTGCCTTGTCTGCAATTAAGTTATAAAGAGGTTTACCATGTTTTTCGACGTATTGAAACAAAACTAAGGTATTACCATCTTGATCTAAAGCTAAGTTACTTATAAACTGATTTCTTTTTTCGTAAGTAACAATATAATCTATTTCTTCTTGATATGTTTTCTTTCCAAATTTACGACGTACCTCCTCGTTATGTTTCATTAAAAGGACGCTGATGTCTAAATCACTTAGAGAACCTTCATCCATTAATTTCTTAGTGGTAGTTACGTAGAATGCTGGTCCGAATAGACCTTCTAAGACTAGTTTATGAGTTTGTGTACCATCAAGTGTTCCTGTAGTACCAAACCTGTATTCGGCATCTCGGCATTTAGAAAGTATAGAAGTAAGAGATTTAGCTTTAAAGTTATGAGCTTCATCTCCAAACACCGCACCGAATTGTTCAAAAAACGACCCTTGTAGTTTATATATTGACTGCCAAGTAGAAATCATTACTCTTTCTTCTGACATTTTAGGTCTACCTGAATAGACCCTATGGCACATTGACTTAACATCAAATCCATCGTCATATTGGCTGTAGTCAGCAAAATCATTATACATTTGTTCAACAAGAGACGTAGTAGGTACAATAATAAGAATTTTCTTATCTGTATCCTCTAGTATATATCTAAGTAGAGAGTATATAACCAGCGACTTACCAGAAGCAGTTGGAGATATAAGCATTGCAGACTTTTCTTTTAGTCCATATTCAATCGCTTCTAACTGGTAATCTCTTGGTTCAATAGGTTTACCCTGTGCACTTAAGGTAAGATCCTTAATAAAAGACATGTCAACATCATGTTCTACACCTGGTAGGCCATAATACGTATCATGCTCTAATTCAATTCTATAATCTCTACCTTCGGCATTAGCAAACTCTTGCACATACTTAAATAAGCCAGCATATAATTCTTTTTTACGAGTATCATATAACCGTATCTTACCATCCCACATTTTATTTTTGT